AGCCATTAAAACCTCACTAATAAAGTAAATAGATAAGTTTGACCACCTTGTTTAGTGTCAATATTAACTATTTGTGCAGTCCTTGTACTTCCTGCATAAGTTAATATTACCTCATCTTCAAATGTTGGTTGATTACTTCCTATTAAATCAGGTGTTATGTATATCTTTGCTTCTCTAGTTTCTTTAGCAAGATCCTCTTGTGACCTAACAAATTCAACTGGTACTTTTATGTCTGAATAAGTTGTATCAATTGTAATCTGTTCTCCTGTATCTACGTTATAACTAGAAGTTCCTTTTTTAACATAAGTAATAGTTGTGTCTAAAGAATTACCTAAAGTCGAGACTATATCTTTCGCAACACTTTTTAGTAATGAATCTAGTTGACCTGCCATTATCCTCTAACTACCCTCATTTGAAAACTACCTGCTCCACCTAGCATATATGCTCCAAGATAACTTTGTAACCAAGGATAGACATCTAAAATATTATTTATTGATCCTGTACCTTGACTATCAGTATTATATTTAACTTGAATATCTCCTAGCTTCACTTCACTAAAATTTCCATCTTTACCAGTAGTACCAGTAATAGCTCCAGTATCATTTGCCAAAGCTCTAGCTAATTCATATTCTGCATACTTAATATTATTTGGAATTGTAGAACAAGCTAACTCAACTCCATCTACCTGATAATTATTTCTTGGAAATTTTAAAGCTTGTCCATCATCACATCTATCTCCATAAAATACAAAACTATCAATCCATCTAGTAGCTGATATTAATGATCTATTTTTCTGATCATCTGTTTTATTTGTCCAAGTTGAAGAATCTGGAACTGTTTCAAAATAAGTATTAGCTTCTGCCAATGTGACATAACTATTAGCACTAGCTCCTTTTATTGTTGCGTCTATAGTTGCTGCCACGATCTATAAAGTAATTTAGTCTTATTGTAGCGTAAAGAAAAAACCCCACCAATAATTGATGAGGTTTCTTACTGCTTTGCTTTTGCAACCTAATACTACTAAGGATTAGTACCTGTATCAAGTGGTGTATTAACAATTAGCTCGACTATAGGAATTAAATCCGCATCGTATGTTAAACCCCAGTTGTTGTCATTAGCCAACAGAGCGTTAGTTGGGTTGTCAGCAGCGTTAGTCCACTTAGTTCCCATAACGTGATAAGCACTGTGGTAATCAACAGACATAACATCTTGCTTAGATAAGATGTTTCTATCTGATTCAATACCTAGAGGAGACTGTTCACCTTCAAGAATTGTTCCTGACTTAATTAAGTAGCAACGGAATTCTTTCTGATGACCTGTTGTACCAGGCTGAACTGTATTAACTTGTGAGTCAATAACAACATTCATTCCAGCAAATTGGCCGATGCTTCTTTCGTTAACACCGACACCGCCACCACCCCAAGTTACTGCACCACCAGTTGATAGAGCAGATGTTGAGAATGTAAGCATACCAACCTGATATAGGTAGTAAGCAACAGATGGGTGAATTACTAGAGTATCTAGTTCTTCGCCTCTTTCTCCAAGAAGTGATCTTCCTCTTGCAACTGTAGCTGCTGTTAGGAAGTTACTTTCATCAGCACCAGAAGCAGCACCTTTAGATAGATCAAGTGCGTTTGCACCTAATGGTCCAAAAGTAGATCCGAACAAACCATCTAATAGACTGAATAGTCTTGCAGAGTTTAGCTTGTTGATTGCATCTGCAATTTGGTTTCTGATGTGACCCATTGGATCTTCACCAGCAGCCAATACAGCTACGTCATCAACAGCATACGCAAAACCTCTATGACAGATAGTTGCGATCTGTGTTCCTGTGCCAATCTTCTGTGGTGTCAAATAACCTGCGTTACTTGTACCCCATGTTGCTGTACCATCTAAGATTTCCTCAGTTGGTGCGATTGGGTTAAATTCTGGAACTTGTATTCTTGTTCCACCTTCTGTTGCATTAAGAAGTGCGTTACGCACAACAGCACCAGATCTTATAAATGCACTACGTTCTTTAATTGCTTCGGAAACGTATGTGCTGAGATTATTTCTCTTAACGATATCCGCTAATAGGACACCGCCAGAATAATTCTGAAACGGAGCAGCCATTCAGATTTACCTTTTTAAGTTTTGCGATACCCTAATCACAGATAAGGGGGTCAATTTCACAGAAATTAACTATTTATTTTGAGCCTCTTGCTTGAGCACTGCTGCAAGCTGTGGGTCTTGTTCTGATAATAGCATTTGTTGAGTGAGGTTGCCCGTTTTCCAGGGGTTTGCCTGACCTGTTCCAGCGTTTGCAACTGGACTTGGTTTTGCTCCCATACCAGCAGCAGAACTTGGCTTGAAATGATGTTCCCAACCACTACCAGGGTTTTTAAGACTTGTAAGATAAGCACCCAAATCTTGTTCAACTCCACCATTAAGAACAACAACTTTACCTTCAGCGTTCTTTTGTAACTTTCCTTGTAACAATGACAAAGTTTGCTCTGCATTTATTGCTCCAAGGTTACTAATGGCTGCAAGTGCTGTTGTTTTAGTAGAGGCAACTTCATTAGAAGTTTTCATTTCTTCTAATTGTTGAGATAAAGTCATTATCTTCTGTTCTTTTTCCTGTGCTGTTTTATTAGCTTCTTCCCAAAGAGTTTTCCATTGTCCTTGATCTTCTAGTTCTTGTTTCCTCTGCTCATCTTTTTGTTTATAAACATCATCTAATTTAGTTTTGATGCCTTTAAATTTTTCTTGTGCTTCAGCAGCTTCTTTTCGTGCAGCAGCTACTTGTGCTTCATATTCTGCTTTTACAGAATCTAAATTAGGTGCTTGTGGTTGAGAAGGAGTGTCAGCCACGGGCTGTTCAGCAGGAGTCACAGAATCAGGCTGAATTACTTTTTCTTCGATCATTTATTCAGGTGAAGTGAAATTTTTAAGTTCGGCAATTAATTGTGCCTTAGTGTGTCTTTTATCCAATTCAAGACCAATGGTACGACCATAAGTTTCAAGTTGGGCTTTAGTCATTGACTCAAAATCAGCAATAGTTTCCTTTTGTACTTCTAATGCTTCTTTTTTTACAGGTTCTACAACAGTTTCAACTTTTTTAGTTGAATGAATGAGGTCTACCTCTTCCCATTTATAAGAACCATCAGGTTGAAGCACCCTGTCTAGGGATTTAGCCATAAAAATGTATGTACTTATATATCATCTTAACAAACTATTCAGATTTAGCCTCATTTGCAGAAGGTAATACTTCACCTTGAACTAAAATATCTCTAAATTCATCTCTATCAATGACTTGTTGATCAAATAATGATGTTAATGCTGTAATATCTTGTCCAATTAATCTTTCAATATCAAAGTCTCTACTAATCTTTACTTCTGGTGGTTCTATTCCAACATATTGTGCAGATAAATTAAATGCCTTTTGTAACTTCTGCTCTAACTCCATAGAGACCATTGCAAGCATAGAGTTTGTATCAACACGATCTAATCTACGAGCATCAGCAGATTCAGCTACAAATTTCTGTTGTGACAATGTACTAATACCAAGAGTAGCCATTTGCATCTGTAACTCTTTTATTTCTGCGGATTGTGCTTCAAATGCACTAGAAGCTGGTTCAACATAATAAACTTTATTTCCTGGCTGAGTTGCCATTGCATAATTAACAGATATAGCTAAATCTTTGGTCTGATCATCATATCCTTCCATTACTAACATCGGTTGAGATGCAACGTGCAAACTATGTATTAAATCAGCTTGTCTTTGAAAATGTGCAAGATTTAAATGTGCAATATCAAGTAAAGGTGGTTTACTTACTAAATTATCTGTTTTTCCAGAATAAATAGTAACTAAAGGTATTTCTCCAAGAGAAAAACTACCAGATTCTACTTGTGCATAATCTTTCTCAACTGTACCTGCTTCAAAATCACCAGTAGTACTGCCATCAGCAACATCATACATTTCTTCGATTTGTTCTTTTTTACGAAAAACTCTGTATCTACCTGGTTCTATCACTCTTATCTGGTCAAATACTTTTTCTCCAAACTGACCACTAGGTAATACAGCTTTTTCTGCTATCCTCGCCTGTACTAAATTTCCATAATTTGATTCTCTATCTAGTCTCCAACCATACAAATTTGTAGGATCTACTTCAATCCAATAAGGTCTACGATTTTGTTGTCTTTCTTCTGCGAGTGTTAATGCCCCAGAAGGTGCAG